TAATATTGGGGGTGGGGGTGGGGGTGGCGGTAGTAGCCGACATTTAGGTATTGTTACCATACCAGACATGTCTCCAATTACGGTCACGATAGGGGCGGGCGGAGCCGGAGGCACATCTGCAGCCAGTGGACTTACTGGTACCAATGGTACCTCCTCTTCGTTTGGCTCCCTATTAACTGTACTAGGTGGGAAGGCTGGAGTAGGGCTAGCGGATACTGGGTATGTAATTAATCCCGGTGGTAGAGGTGAGGGTAATAATGGAGTATCTGGGCAGGCAGGTTTCGTTATATATCAGGGAGCCGCACTTAGTTGGATAAATGCGCATGGTGGTGATGGTGGTGGATTGGGAGCAGGAGTAGGTAACTATGGTGGTAATGGTAGTACCGGTACTGTTTACATGAATGCTATAGCTAATTCTGGAGGAGGCGGAGGCGGAGGTACTGGCAATAATAATGGAGGTACCGGCGGTTCTGGATATTGTCTAATATGGTGGTTCGAATGAAAGTAATATTTACTAATAAACATATGTCGATATCCTCAATGGTTATAAAACTACTAACCTTTAGTAAGTTTAGCCACATGGCCGTACTATTAAAAGATGGTAATGTTATAGATACTACTTTTCTATCCGGTGTTCGTATTCAGTCGCTAGAACAGTTTTCTAAGCATTATAGGAATAGAGTAATTAGAGAAATAGCATTACCTAACGAAGCGGCAGCTGAGCAATTTCTGCATTCTCAGATTGGTAAACCATATGACTGGGCCTCGCTGGTAGGTATTATCGCCCGTAATGGTAAGTGGACCGACGAAGGCAAATGGTTCTGTTCTGAACTGGTAGAGGCTGCAGTAAAAGCTGGCGGATTAGATAGATTTGTAGAGAAGTTAAGTAGAATAATACCGCAATATTGCTGGGTTATAAAATAGGAGTTGTCAGAATGCTGGAAGAAAGGGATGAGCATTACAGAGATATACTGGAGAGACTTCATCAGTTAGAGGCATCTCTACCTAAAGATGAGTTAGGTGGCCCCGACTATTCCGGCCATAGAAAATTTCACAGAGATCAAGCCTCTGCTCAGGCAAATTTCGAGGCAACTAGAAGGAAAATAGTTTCCAATATTATTTCATGGGCCGCGATAGGTGTGTTAACGGTAGTCGGTAGTGGGGTAGTACAATATATTCTAACAACAAAACCACCTTAATAGTTTAATGGTTTTTGAACTTGACCCTACTATGCCCTTGTGGTATAATAGTACCAATTGGCATATGAATGCGTATTTTTATTGGAGGAGCTTATGGTAGCCCCAACGAAGCTAAATTTGAAAGTGTACCAAGGCTCTACGTTTACGCAAGTGCTACGCTGGGAGTCTTTTACTAAGATTTACAAACCTATAACTGGTATTACTCAGGCCGCGCCTGTTGTAATAACAGCTGTAGCGCACGGTCTAACAGTAGGCTGGCGAGCTAAAGTAACTAATGTAACTGGAATGAAAGAAATAAATTCATCCGAGTACTACATAGTGACTGATACTACAGCAGATACGGTTACTCTAAATGATGTAAATGCCGTAGGCTACTCAGCTTATGCTAGCGGCGGTATTTTAGAATATAATGAACCCGAGGATTTATCAGGCTGTACTGCTAGAATGCAGTTGCGACCTAAAGTAGGTAGTGATATTATTCTACTAGAACTTACTACATTGAATGGTATGATTAATATTAATGACGTTAATAAAACGATCACTATATCCATACCTGCGGCAGACACTGAGCTGCTAACTTTTAAGACTGCTGTGTACAGCATGGAAATAGTTAAGGGAAGTGTTGTTACGCCCTTTATCTATGGTAATATAACTCTTGATACTGAAATTACACGTTAAGTATCTTATTTAAGGAAATAAAATGGCAAAATGGGTACGATCAGGAGTCCTAGATAACGGACTTAATGATATTAAAAATACTGCTACCGCAATGGTACTGTTAAAGGCTTACACAGCAGGTGATTCCTACGCTACAGTTGCTAGTAATATCATCGCTACTGTAGCTATGGTAAGTGGCGACTATACTCTATCTGGAGCAGCGGGAGCACCTCGTGTGCTTACTACAGCAGCAGGTAAGTCAGCCACTGCATCGGCAAACTCAGGTGCTACACCTAACCTACACATTGGCTTTACTGATGGTACAGCTAACGTAATTTGGGTTACTGATGAAACATCCGATCAGGTAGTTACTTCTGGCAATACAGTTAACTTCCCACAAATTACATATACAGCTAACCAACCGACCTAATATATGAAGGGTGTATCAGTTCAACTATTTGATAATACAGGAGCAGCTTACGCTAGTGGCACTAATATAGCTGTCATGTGGTTCGATAGTGAGCTGCCACCCGATCTTGGCATGATTAAAGGACAATCCGCCATCGCCACAACAGACGCTAGCGGATATCTGTCTTTAGATTTAGATGATGTTACTGGCCTAGCGGTAGGCGAGTTTGGGTTTCTAGTTTGTTATAAATTAGATGGCGGTGACCATCGCGCTAGCCCGACTTTCTGTTCCAAGATGGAGGTTACGTCGATGACCGGTGTGACCAAGTTGGGACCACTGACTGACTACGTTCGCAATCCTGATTGGCCTGCCCAGGTGGCAACGGTCAACGGCGTGCAGAAGTTCACAGGCCTGCTCGCGGTGTTCGATCATTCTAGCAATTTCGTAGCCTTAGAGGCTAGCGGTAATTATACAGTGAACTGGGGTGATGGCGGTGGCGACTTCAACGTCACCGGTGGCGTACAGGCTGAACGTAATATTTCCTATTCTAGCGTAGGTGGTACTATTGTTGGTACTTCGAAGGCTGTTGCTGTTACGTTTACTGATACCGGTGATACGGTAAATCGCACAGCGCATGGTTATCGTAATGGTCAACGAGTCAACTTCGCGACTATTGTTAGCACTACAGGAATTAGCACGCATACTACCTATTTCGTAGTTAATCGTACAGCAGATACATTTCAGGTATCTGCAACTTCTGGAGGTTCAGCACTGCCACTAACCACTAACGGTAGTGGTACAGTATATATTCCTGAGTACAAGGTTGCTTTAGTCACGGTGACGCCGCAAGCTGGTCAGAATTTAACTTCCTTTAGTTTACAGAAAAAACATACTCAAGATACTGGAATCGGGGATATTAATATACCTTGGTTGGATATTTCTATAAATAGTACTCTACTAACTACATGTACAATTAGAAGCTTGTCAGAAATAGTACAGTTCAATAATTTAGAGATATTTACTTTAGGGGAAAATACTATTACCTCATTTTCCCGCTTTCTGGAAAATAGTTACGCCCTTCAAGTTGTAGACCTAAACTGCGCTTCTGGTACTGATTTTAATTACATGTTTGGTTTTTGTAAGGCTTTACGATCTACTAATTATATAGATACATCTTCGGGTACTAATTTTACTTCTATGTTCAATGGTTGTTCCGTATTGCAAAGTATTCCCCGGTTTAATACTATATTATCTAGTTCTTGTAATTATATGTTCAATAATTGCGTCTCGTTACGCAGCGTACCCTTACTCAATGTAGCAGCCTGCACTAATTTTAGTGCTATGTTTCAAAACTGTACTAGTATACAGGAGGTCCCTGCATTGAATACTGTACTAGGTACTGATTTTTCAAGTATGTTTAGTGGTTGTTATACCCTAAATACGATCCCCCTATTAAATACCTCGTCTGGTCTTTATTTTTCATACATGTTCTCGGAATGCTATAATTTAAAATCAATTCCTTTATTAGATGTTTCTTCTGGTACTGATTTCAGTTATATGTTTTATAAATGCTATAATTTAGCAACTATTCCGGCATTAAATACTAGTTCTGGAATATACTTCTCGGGTATGTTTCAGGCTTGTACTAAGCTCACTAACGTACCAGTCTTAAACATGCCCCTAGGCGGCGACCTTAGTTTTATGTTCTATAATTGTTACAGTTTGCAAATAGCCCCTGATATAGACGTATCAGCTGCAACAACTTTATTCGGTATATACGGTAATTGTTGGGCACTTGCTAAGGGTGTTATGACTGGTACAGATATAAATATTGATTATAGCTACTGTCGTCTTTCTTCTACGGAACTAAATGCTATCTATACTGCACTAGCTACAGTAACATCTAAGACCATTACGGTGACCGGTAACTATGGTACGACTGGTGACAATCCCACAATAGCTACCAGCAAAGGCTGGACAGTCACAGGATAAGATATGGGTAAACTGATTAAGACATTCCCCGACGGTCACGTGGTGATCGCTGACAACTTTGTGCACGCCCCTGGCTATAGCCTATTTGTGGTCGATTACTCAGTTGAAGGTCACATTCAAGACGGCTGGTACTACGTAGCAGATAATATCACTAATGATTCACTAGCACAGCCTTGGGCTCAGCCTCAAAGCTCTAGTACTGCTTATGATATCGGGGCCATTGTAAGTCACAACGGCACTCGCTGGCGTAGTACTATTAAAGGTAATGTATGGGAGCCTGGTGTGAGCGGTTGGGCCGATGCCGACACCGACACACCGACTTGGATTCAACCTACGGGAGCACATGACTCCTACGTCAAAGACGCTATGGTCAAGCATGCCGGTAGCATCTGGACCTCCTTACTAGACAATAACGTCTGGGAACCTGGAGCTAGCGCATGGCGGAAAGCCGTAATTGTACCGCCGTCAGGCATGCCACCACTTCCAGCATGGATTCAACCTACTGGAGCACATGACTCATATCCTGTGGATGCGGAAGTCACACATAATGGATTTAATTGGAAGAGCATCGTTGCTAGTAATGTCTGGGAACCAGGTGTTTATGGCTGGGTTCAAATTTAATAAGGTATACACATGAATAGTGAACAACAAACAGCTCTAGAAGCTATTGTACAAAGGAGTTTTACTCCAGAAGAAGTAGCTGAACTGGACCCCCATGTAGCAGCTCGTAGAGACGGTGCAATAGCGCAAATTTTAAGCGTAGGACGCACTGAGATTTATAATCGTATGACTAGCGCGCGTGGTATCGCAGAGCTATATCCGTACGGTCCAGCGGCTGCGGAAATGGTTCTAATGAAGCTAGAAGGTGCAGCCGCTGCTATGAAAAATAGTGCCGTGCCCCAGGAACAAGTATTTGGGTCTCTATTAACTCGTCAATTAGGTTTCCTAGCATCAGAGGGGTTAGACTTTGGTAGTACTGCACTACGTGCTATGCTAGACTCATTCGTGCCTGCAATTTTAACTACACAAGAAGTTGCCGGATTAAAATCTATCGCAGTGCGTGCTGCCCCTGTTAGTGTACCAGAAGTATCTGCTGCACTAAATTCTGTAGGAGCTTAATATGGCAGTTTCACGAGTATATTCTCCTGCTGGATGGAGAACTTTAGAAGCTAGCGGCGGCAGCGTCGCCAATAGTGCGTTCGTGCAAGCGGATGATGCTGATTTCAGTCTAGCTGCTCACGGCAACAACTACCCACATTTGGAATTTGAGCTTTCTTGGATTCACGGCACTGCCCCGACAGTTGGTTCTGCGTTGGCTGTGTTTGCTCAAGATAAGAATGTTTACGGTGGTGCTAACAGCGCCCGTGCGCCTTCGGCTAACAATCTCCAGAGGCTTGTGGCTACTATTCCGACGGATAATGTTACTACACAGCAATACAAGCGTTTTGATGTACTGATGGCACCTGCCGATGCAGCCTATTGGCTGTATGGTAGCGGTATTACCAATGCAGTAACAGCGGGCTGGCAATTACGCGCCAGAGCATTCACCTTCGAAGGATAACATCATGGCCGGCGAGTTGCTCCTACCATGGGACTTTCAACCCCAAGAGCCTGTTGAAATACATGGCGAGTGGCGTCCTAGTGCAGTATGGTTGCCATCATTGGGAACACAACTGCTTATTCCCGCTGGTAGAGCAGCTAGTAATTCCAACGGGCAGCGTTCACCAACAATGCACGGGCTTGCCTATACCCATGATGGTTCGTCGCAGTACGAAAATTGGCAGCTACCCTCTGATATATCAAGCGCCCGCCCGGTAGTTATTGCCGCATCTTTCATAGTCACTGAGACGACGACGGCGGTTCAAACTGCATTCGGGCTGGGAGGCTCCGTAACAACTTCCGGTCTGTATAGTGGTGTTGGGCAGTACGCTGCTGGCACAGTGGACTCATGGGTTTGTACAGCCATATCCGACCTGGATTTTCCGATCACTGGGCCTACTGCCGTTGTTGGTAATCGGTACAACGTTATCCGCATATCGAGAGGCCCGTTTGAAGCGGACATGATGTTCGTAAACGGCGTGGCATACGTTGGCAGTACAACGGGTACAAAACATGTCAACGGTGCGTGGAGGAACGTCTCCGCTGGCGCCTGCGTCCGTGACACCACGCCTATTTTCTGGGGGAAGCAGACAACCCTGCTCGGATTTGTCGGATTCACTGATCCAGGTGACGCCTGGATGCAAGCGTGGTCAACAAACCCATGGAGAATATTTAACCTAAGATCTATCCCCATCAGCGGAACCCGTCGCGTTGCTAAACGTAAAACATTCAATTTATCTGTGCCTCATGAGCCACCACCAAATTCTTTGGCGGAGGTAGACCCTTCAGTGGCATATGCATTTAATGCAGGCTCCGGAATGCTGGACCTGGCCAATAACGCACCTAATTGGGCCGGATCTTCGAAAATTAGCCATTACAAAGATGGTTTGTATCTAGATGGGAATATGAACACCTCGCATCGTAGGTACTCCAGCTTCGACAATAGGTCCGCTTTCATAATTGCTGGAAGATCTATACGTGATAATAGTTATTCATCCAATGCCAGCCAAGTGTCGGCAGTGGGCAGTTATGGTTGGCAACTGAAGTTAATAGATTACTCGACGGCCATCAGGATAGATTTCAACGGCTACTGGTCGGCTTCTCCTTGCTTCATAGCCTACGTTTGGGATAATGGGTGGCCGGGCCTGAAAGCGCTGAACTGGGCTATGGCTATTGACATTCCTAATTTAACTTATAATATATACTTAGAAGGCAAGTCTGTGGCATCTGGCGTACTTACACAGGTGCCGGATCCCGTGCAAGATAGCGGTTTTGTATCTATCGCGTCTGTGCCTAATCAAGGTAATGTCATATCGCAACTGTGCATCATTCCCGGTAGTGACTTAGTCAAGGCACAAGAGTTATCCAAAGGCGTCAATCAGTTATTCAAGTCTATGGAAATACCATATGCATCGCCTCAGATAACAACTCGTCGCGAGGTTAGTGAGATGGAGGTGCCTTGGAATGAGCAACCGCAAACCCAAGTAGGGTTAGCACGTGAGTTGGGGATCTCCGATGAGACTTCACTTGGCTTGGTCCCGATTGGAGCCACTGGTACGCTGCAGGCTGGGTATGCTCCAACAGGCGTTGCAACGCTCCCCTCTCCGGTTTTGTCTCGACTGGGACGTGGGCTGCAGTTCTCTGGAGCCCAGAGTGTCGCCAGGTACACCAATCGGATTGCCATTGTTGTAGATGACTACGCAATGCTAGTGGTGGTTCGGCGGGGGGCACTTACTGGCACCCGACAAGTGATTCTTTCAACATCAAATTTATCCGGGAGCGTTTACCGCACTATTGAGTTCGCTGCAGCAAACACAGTTAGTGCTGTTTTCCGAGACAGTGATACGACGCGCCAACTCGATGGTACCGCTACTTTTGGGGCAGGTGATGTCGTGACGGCCGTACTGGTCAGTCGCTCGGATACAGTTAAGGCTCTATTCATCAATGGGTATCTTGCGGACGGAACGCTTGGCACTGATAAGACTGGTGGCGGTATGTATCTTGTCTTGGGTGCCGTTGGTGTTACCACATCGCAAATCGGTTGGCTGAATGGCGAGATATATCTAGCTGCCCTCCTGCCCAATGTCAGCCACCTGTCTGACGCCTACTTTCGTGATCTGAGTGCAAACCCTTGGTGGCTATTCGCCCCCAGATCCATCCCCTTTGACCAGCCAGCCCTAGTGCGTCAATTAGACCCTCTGACGCCTACTGACGGAATGACTCCACGTATCTATTTAGGATCCTAATATGTTATACTATAGTGTAATACTAGACTCGGATTCTAATCCCAGTGCTGATCAAATAGTGGCAGGATACGGAGTTGCGTCAGGTAGTCTAGCAGACCCCGGTGATGGATATTATACATTTCCATCACCGGCTTCTGGATTAACCTCTGGACTACTATATGTAATAGTCTATGTAATAGTAGAAGGTCTCCTAAGATCAGATGTTGTTAGAGGCCCCGTATTTTTAGGTGTTTCCTCAGCAGTAATACCTACACTGTACAATCCTTCGTATATATTAATAGGTCCTACGTCTATTACTCCAAAGGTAACTATAGACTGGCCGTAAAGGAATAATATGGCAGTGCAAGCAAAGTTTGTACCGGTATACGCCCCCGGATCACAAAAGGCGACATTAGCACCCGCCTGGAAAGAGCCGAGTATATACATTAGTGGTATAACTTTAACCTCTTTAAGTGCGAACTCTGGTATACCTAGAGTAAATATTACTTACCCTGTTTAAAAGGTATATAATGACAATTAGAGCAAAACAAGTAGTAGCTGGAGAACTTCCGCACTTTCATATTGGGTTAGAAACTTACGATTCTACTAAACTGGGCCTCGGTCCGCTCATGTATCAACAAAGCGGTGTGGCACCAGCTGATAATTTTTGTGGACCGTTGCCGATTGCCGTCGCCCGACCGATGGAAGCGTCTACGGCAATTCCATACAGCTTTCCATGGGCTATGCGTTGGTCCGAAACTGCTACTGATCAGAAGGACTGGATCTTCCAGGCAGACATCGCAACTGCAGCCGCCACACGACGATTGGGTATGTGGGAGTACGACAGACTGACTGGCGTATTGAACTACGTCGGGTTCCTCACGGTGACTTTTCCTGGCACGTCTGAAGCCAAGACCATTCGCGGCTTGCGTATGTCTTATGAAAAGTACAGCGCCGGCACGGTCGCCGTTTCAGGTACTGCGGTTACCGGCAGCAGTACAGCGTGGTTGACCGATCGCTGCTGTGTGGGCAACCGCATTGGCTTCGGCAGCACTGACCCCAAGGCTATCACGACGTGGTATGAGATCAGTGCGATGGCCAGCGATACCGGCATCACGCTGGCAACAAGCGCTGGTACCATCACCGCAGGCACGCCTTACGTGATTGAAGACCTTCGTGCTTATTTGTTAGTGACCAGCGTGACCACCAACTTGGGTGGCCTGTATATCGTGAAGGGCTTGAATCGCGCACACTTCACAGGTGCTGGCGGTGCTGTGCCTGCAGCCACTACAGTTGACAACATTAAAGCTTGTTACTTCTTGAAGGACGCTGCCTCGGGAACGGCTCTGGTTGGCTTCGGAATGGGTCTGGAGGACACGATCAGCAAGACCAGTCGCATGTGCTGGATTTTGCACACCATTGCCAACCCGATCATGATCAAGTACGACGTGTACGCCGCGTTGACCTTGACCGCAGGCGCGGCAACGAGTGCTCTGGTACTTGTCACCGGAGCTGGCGGCGCCGTGACCGGCACAACCTCGCAGCTGAACAACGGGCGCATTGCCAACGTCTCTCACGGCCCTGGAGCTGGGCTCGACTGTCTGTACTTCACGACCACAACTCGGGTCTATCGCAGTGTGGCATTGAGCACAATCGTCGCGGCTCAGACCGGCTGGATCGCCGACAACATGACCGAAGTCCCGCCCGGTGGGGTGAACACCTTCGCCGCTGGTGGTGGCATGCAGGCCATCGAGCATTCGTCGGTGATCGACAAGTTCTTCATCATGACCACTGGTGCGGCGGGCATCAGGTCTTACGTCACGCAGTACCGCACTGACGGCGGGCAGTTTGACCGGATCGTGTTCGCGGACATGAAGCAGATCGACCAGGGCTCGGCCGACAGTTCGACCACGCCCACGCCCAGTCCCCTCGTGTCGTTCTTCAGTGTCTGGATCGAGGGCGGCATGCTGTACGCCAGCAGGTTCGGCACGACGGCGGTCCTGAACCAGCTGTACGCCATCCCCATCGGGGCGGACTGGGAATACATCGCCACTTCCAACAGCCGCATGCACACACCGAAGATCGCCACACCGGATTGCAAGTCTTATGTGAGCGCGTTCGTGAATGCCGCGCAAGTGGTGGGTGGCGCGACTGGCAAGAACCTTGGCTTGCAGCCTGAGCCCTTCCGCCTGCAGTTCCGCACCAGTGGTATTGACGATAATAGCGGTGCATGGACTCCGCTTGATGATACCATGGACCTTGGTGGTGTAGCAGGTGCGCCGTTCATCCAATTTCGATTGGAGTTCCGCATGGGCAACTTGCTGATCCCGGCCCGCTTGCTAAACTGGGGTGTGATCTACAATGATAACGGCATGTCCGACCACTGGCAGGGCAGCACTAATGTAGGCACCGATATTACTAATAAGCGATTTGGTTTCCGCCATGCTGCAGCTTATGGTTCTACTGTTCCTAGATTAAAATGTGAGCTATTTGACGCCGAATCAGGTGTATCACTAGGCAGCGATGACAGTGTTACGCAAGCGTGGGCTTGGTCTAAGAGCACTAATGGTGGTGGAGCGTGGGGTGCTTACGATTCTACTGATAGGGCTAACGCAACCACATATGTTAGAGTTACGCCTACTGGCCTTGCTGATAATATCCGCGTGCGAGGTGTATTAACGGAGTACTAATATGCCACTAGACGATATCCTTTATGGTTCTGATGCAAGTAGTGAAGTTTCTAGAGGCAACGGCGGTGTGCTTCCTGATATTCACTTTACTACTTTAAGTTCGTATGTGTCGCCTAACTACTTTGGAGGATATTGGAGTGTAACAGAAACGTTTAAAACATCCGCCGATGTAAACGTTGCTGACGGCACTGTAGTACATGCGTTCCACGCCACTACCCACGCTTTAGTTGGTAGTGGTACTACAACGACAGGAGTAGCTACTTTTCAAGTAGCTACTCCCGACAACGTATATCTAGTTTTAGCTGAGGTAGGAGGCGAAACAGTAAGAACTACTGCTGTAGCCCCTTCATAGAATGGCTATCTGGTATAGCCATTCTCCCGATGCTGGTACACACTTTGTAACCAGTGATCCAAGTATTTTAAGCCCTGCTGCGACTATTTACTATGTAGTATACCCCGCAGCACTGGCAGCGCCAAGCGCAGCTCAGATCGTAGCAGGATGGCCAGGATTTGCCACTGCAAGCGGATCGGAAGCGGCACCAGGCGTAACCACTCTACCTTTTACATTCTCAGTTCCAGTTACTGGCTTAAGCCCTGGTACTGACTACAGAATAGCCGCTGTAATATACGATAATATTCTAGGCTACTCCAATGTAGATGTAAGTGATATTATTACCACATTATCTGATGCAATAGATTTAACAGTAGGCTTTGATACACAGAGCGCCACTTCTTCTAGTGCTTCAATTACACATATACATATTTTAGTAGTTGCTACAAGCGTACAAGCTAATTCGTCCGCATCTGTAGTAATAACGCAAATCCAGCCTCTCGTAGCTGCTAATTGTACCCAAAGCAATAGTGCAAGTACAGCCGCTATTTCACAAATTTATACTACTATTACCGGGTCAGCAAGTACACAGAGCAATAGTTCTAGTACTTCAGATATTACCCAAGTACATAGTATTACAGTAGCGTCCTGCGACCAAAGTAATCTATCTAGTGTTGGTTCGCTTAATTACGAGCACGATATTACTGCGTCTTCAACAAGTCAGAGTAATGCTGCCGCCTCCGTAGTCATAACACAGAACCATGTGTTAGTAGCTTCTGCATCGGTAGAAGCTATAGATAGTTCTGCTAATGCAATTACATTAACTCAGGCTCTTTCTGCTCTAAGCTGCACACAAGATAGTAGCTTTAATACTGCCCTCGTATTCCTATCAGGCGATTCCAATATATACTTTGTAATCGGAGAAACCTTAGGCTGGACGGATCCTAGTGCTGTCGAAATTGTAGCAGGTCAATTATACAGTGGAGCTACCCCGGTATTTAGCGGATATACCGCATCTCCTACGGTAGATGAAATATTTACTTGGCCATATAATGCAACAGGATTAGTACCTGGTACTGATTATACTATTGCATACGTCTGGCACAATGGAGTTCAGTATAGCAACGTAGTTGTAGTAGATATTATTGAAGCCGCGAACCTTGTTCCGGCTAATTGTGTACAGAGCAGTAGCTTTAATACTGGTACAATATTCCAGTATCATAGCCTATATACAACTAATAATGCCCAGTTTATAAATGTAGGTGCGGTTTCTGTTACTCAGACTCATCTACTATTAGCGTCTTCCTGCACTCAAGCTAATAATTCTAGCTCTGACGCTATTGGATATGCGGGTTCGCTAATAGCGGCAAATAATAGTCAAAGTAACAATAGCTCATCTGTTGTTATTACTCAGACTCATTTACTAGTAGCCGGAAATAGTGACGCTTCCTCTGTATCATTAGCAACTAATTTAACACTAACACAGACATTACTAGGTACAAACGATACACAGAATAGTACCAGTGGCAGTCCAAGCATTACGCAGACACAAAATATGTCTGTTGGTACTACTACACAAATAGGTAGTTCGCTAGCAATAGCTATTACGCAGGTACAGCAGTTACTAAGCAGTGATTGTACCTCTACCAATACATCTAGTAGCGTATCGTTATCTCAAACTCATCTAGTTCAGTCTTCGCCATGTACTCAGGACGCAGCCAGTCAACAGAATGCAATAAGCCAGAGCCATGTACTATTAGTATCAACTAGTGTACAAAGCAACAGTAGCAGCACCGGGGCAATATCCAGTGCTATTATACTATCTAACGCCTTCTCTACTCAAAATAACGAAGCAACAAGCGCTTCAATTGTACAACAACATAATCTTGTAGCAACTAATAGCGCGCAACTATCTACATCAGCCTCTTCCACAGTATCCCAGTCCCAGAATTTAGTAGTCGCTAATAGTAATGTAATAAATACCGTATATGTACCAGTAATTATACAGGTACATATATTAACAGGTACAAACAGTACATCTACTAATGCAGCCAATACTGGCTCTATAAGCACTATTTACTATGTAAGTGGTGCTAATGGTGTAGGGTACAACGAATCTTCAGATGTAGCAATATCGCAAAGCCAATATTTATTGGCAGAAGCCTGCACTCAAGTAAATCTAGCTGACACAGTAACTATAGAACATATACATGTTCTAATAGTAGATACTATTGCTCAGATAAACGAGTCGCTGTCGGCAGCTCTAGAGGCTAGTATATATGTAGCTGGTGTATATGTGACGCTAGATAACGTAAACATATATATCCCGGGACTATCAAGTGATACATTCGTACAAGCAAGTAATAATGCTACATTTGTAAGTATAGATAGTACGGACAAACTTATCTATAATGACTATTCTGATATCTTTATCTATCCTGATATATTAGAGAAAGACGCAACTAACGTTAAGACTGAGATCATAAACTTGAAAGCTGCGTAAGGACATATATGACAGTACTTTTTCTAAAATTCTGGAAAGAAATTATAGCTATACTAGCGATAGTAGGTGGACTAACCTTCGCCTACTATCATGTAGAGCAAATAGGCTACAATAGAGCCACAGTAGAGTATAAAAAGAAAATACAAGAGTATAACGATAAGTTAGACTATAGAATAGCTAATATAGAAAAGAATAGTGATATACTAATCACTGTTGCAAATACAGCCAGGGAACAAGACGCAAAAGAGTTTAAGGCTATTATACAAGCCGTGAAAGGTAAGCCTACTTATATAGTTCAGAATGGAAACTGTCTGCCAAGCCCCGACTTCGTAGAGACATTTAATGCTGCTATACGAAAGGCGAATGAAAAATGAAAAAGTTAATATTGGTAGCTATGATTTTTCTAAGTGGATGTAGCTTATTTCCTACTAAGAAAGATGTAATTATTACGGATAGGGAAGTTAGAGTAAATCCCGCGGCTTTAGTTCCATGTGCTGAATTAGTATCTCTACCTAAGGACGTTAATTTTGAAACTGTACTATCTATTTCAATTGCTAACGCTGAGATTTATCTAGACTGTAAAAGAAAGCAGAATACTTCTATAACACTGCTAAAACAGTTTTCTAATACTAAGAAGGAAGAATGAATTGAGAAAGTATATGCGAACAAGAAACTACTTTTTAGTTGGCGGAAGCATCCTAGTATTACTATTTAGTTTTCTTACTGATCCTAATGGTGGAGCTATTACAGCAGCATGGCTAGGAAATCTAGCCATGCCTATAGTAGCAGTATGGTTTTCATACCTGACTAGAGTAGCTTTATTTGATTATCTAGATATGGAGGAACTGTACTTAAAAGCTAAGAGTAGTGCGGCAGGTGCGGGATTATCATTTATAGGTGTATGCATCGTAGTTTTTGGTCTACTAGGGTTATTTGGCAGCTCCGCCAGAGCAGCTGATGTAACAACGTTTATTCCGGCTAAAGCCCACGTACACTTACCTGTAGTTAAGCAAGAACTATCAAGACTGTGGCCTGACCACCCAAAAGACATCTAGTAGCCAGTTTGATCGAGCATGAGTCGTGTATCTCTCTAACGCACTCACGCTGCTGGGATCCTAGTAGTCGTTTGAAGACACAGAGAGAAGAAGGTGCCGGATTATTTCAAATAACTAGGGCCTATAGACTAGATAATAGTCTTAGGTTCGATGCTTTAGAAGAACTAAAAATAAAGTATAGGTCGGAGTTATATGAGCTAAATTGGGTCAATATATACGCTAGACCAGATTTGCAGATAAGAGCAGGAATTCTAAAGCTTAAAGAAAACTACTACATATTTAAACCGTATGCTTTCAATTATATAGAAGCATTAGCATTCGCCGATGCTGCATATAATGGAGGCGTATCAGGAGTTAACTTGGAAAGAAGGGCTTGTGTCCTTACGACAGGCTGCGATCCTTCTAAATGGTTTGGACACACTGAAAAGTTGTGTCTGAAAAGTAAGGCGGCACTATATGGTTCACGTAGTGCTTGTGATATAAATAGACACCACGTACAGGATGTGCTTAACATTCGTTCTAAAAAGTACGAAGTGCTCTTTAGATAAGGACCTAAATGGCTATTAGTTCAGGGAAAAAAGCGCGAAAACAAGCGCCAGTAGTAGAGTTTTCTTCAGAAAAGTTTACTGAAGTTAGACCTTTAAATTATATCCAGGAAACATACCTGGATGCAATAAAACATAATGATATAGTATTTGGTATAGGTAGTGCTGGTACTGGTAAAACATACGTGAGCGCCGCATATGCTGCTGGTCAGTTATATCATAAAAAGATAGAAAAGATAATCCTAACTAGACCCAACATAGAAACAGGAGCTAGTCTTGGTTTCTTACCCGGAACTTTAGAAGAGAAGTACCTACCGTATCTTGAACCCTTCGACTCGGTATTTGCAAAAATGCTAGGTAGAGGCTTTTACGAGTGGGCCATTAAAAATAAAACCATTGATCCTAGGCCGTTAGGCTTTATGCGTGGGGCCACCTTTGAAAACTCCATAGTGCTGTTAGACGAAGCTCAAAATGCAACTAAGCAGGAGCTGAAAATGTTTTTGACGAGAATTGGTAAGAATTGCAAGATCGTCATTTCTGGCGATCCAAGTCAGTCAGATATATCAAATTCAGGCTTGCTAGATGCTTCAAATAGACTCTCACATATTGAAGGAGTTGAGGTAGTAGAGTTCCTGGATTCTGATATTGTTCGTAGTAAACTATGTAAGCAAATTATTATAGCTTACAACGAAAAATAAAGGAAATCTAATATGGGTAGAGTACTACATATTATACTTGTATATTTAGCTATAATACCCTGGATGGTAGCTGTTACCCTAGGGGTACTATGTTTGGTACTAGTCATGCTAGCCGACAAGGCCTGGCCGAGTGCAACTTGGGGTAACTGTTGGTCCTTTGTAGGACCAAGATGGTTTAAACATGGTGGGTACTTAGGAATTAGATATGCAGATGATATTCGTATATTTGGTAAATTAAGAGTACCCCATGCTATATGGATCAAGTCTTTAGGTACTGCAGAAGTAGAGCACTCGTCTCCTATCCATAGAAGTAAAGCTAAGTACATACCATGGAGAATTTTATATTTTCCGTTTCTAATAAAAACAAAAGATAGCTCGCATAATGCGACTCTTTAGTTTAAGCCGGGGCTGGCCCCTTAGCTGTTTTTTAATTTTATTTCGCCAGCGAGGTAAATAACAAAGGATGCTAAACATGGCAACAACAGTAAATATCACCTACAACACAGATGTTTATGGTCTAGTGCGCAGAATTAACCGCTTTATTATGGAAGTAGTAAAGAGCCAAAGTTCGGGTGTTTCTAAGACTTCTACGTTTGATGTTGCTCGTATGCGCAGCTATATTGCTGCAATGCGTTCGTACCTATCTTGGGTAACTACACAGCCTGAGCTAGATCTACCTGAGACTGGTCCTCGTCCAACGGAACTACCTGCATCTCCAGTTATTCCGCTAATCGAGAATGAGTCTCTATATGATATCGCTACACTGTTTGAACTAGCACGAGATGAACTAGCGCATAGCCAGTCCAGCCGTCTGAGTTCTAATCTAATTGCATTCGATGCAAATAGATTTACGGCTATTCTTGATAAGGCTGACAAGTTCATCGCCGACTATGTCGTACTAGTAGATCCTCTAGATCTACCTGAAACTTCCCCTGGTCAGCCAATGCAGTCCAAGGGCCTAACAGGAACCTAAAGCGGTATAGAAAGTAAAAAGCCCCGTTAACGTGAGTTAACGGGGCTTTTTTATTGCCTACTTAATACTTCTTGTAGAAGGTATCCTTCCAGCTGCCATATTTTATCTTTGGCATTCTTAAGGGAGATTATCCTACCTACTTCTTCATCAAAGTTAGCCTTACTTACTGTTGCTGCTTCACCTCTAACACTGTATCCGTTAGTTAGCATAAGCTCACAAACCATAACTTTACCACTGGGTAGTATAGTATACGTAGCACTCTCAATCTTGGATTCGATTGCTTCCGGAGTTAACCTAGGAGCGGTAAGTCCCTTAGATTGAATTAGCTGTTCTAGTTCTTGGTCGTTCATTTTAATTCACATCCTCCCGCTGAACATGCCAACATTTGAGCACCTTCAACATTATCTTCGATTTCAATAATAGAGTCCCAGTCTACGCTCTTAGGAATCGTAGCTAGTAGCTCGTTATACTCTTCTTCGGTACATTCCTCATAAGGGGCTTGTCTATAGCTACCCCCATCGTCTGGTAAGAAGCTAACTCCGCTCATTTCGTCAAAGTGTTCCCAAACAAAGGCCCCTACTGCTGGCCATTCTTTTTCCTTTACAGATACTGTAATAGACGGTTTATGTTCACAGTAGTACCTCTGGTACGCTAGCCATAACTTCAGATGTTGAATAGCAGATAGGTCGGCCTTTACTAGAGCACTTTCTGGAGCCTTCTTTGCGAAACTAAATACTACAGTAGAATCCGGTTTCATTACATCCGGTTCCCAAGGTACACCGCTAGCCATCATAAACTGTGTAAGTGGATCTTTTACATCTCCACGTACTCTACGAATATAGAACTTAGCGTGTCGTGTATGCAGACCGCTAGCAGAGTCAGCTCGCTCGCTAGTTGTTCCTTCTGGTTTGATCAGTTATGTTACGAGAATACCGATTCCGTATCCTCTCTATATATTTCTATATAGCTCAGACTATATCATTACCCATAATTAATAGGGTATTACCTTTTTCGAACCGTCTTCGGTCCTACTCCATAAATGGATAGTCGTTGAACCTTCACCTTAGATACTTTTCTTTAGGTGCTTGGCTGCTGATTGTCTGTTAGTCCAAGTTGCTTTTCTACGTCCACGTAAGTTTCCTTCATGGAGTCTGGAACTTGGCTCTTGAGAGTTTCCAGCAATTTAAGTAATTTGCTATATTGAGTTTCCTCAATAAGGGCCTTTATATTTAGATTAGTTAGATGTATTTTGGCATGACAACTTTGGCATAATACTAATAAATTATCTATATTATGCGCTTCCATGGGATTAGTAAATAGATGATAGTTAATAATATGATGCACTATTAAACCTTTATCTGTATTACATCTTGTACAGAATCTATGCTTATTAATACTATTTTTACTAATTAACGCCCAGCCGCCTAACTTATGTCTTCCTGATTTTCCGTGCTTATATGAAGGGTTATCTTCACTGGTAAATCTATCTGACTTAAATTCGGTCGTATTTACCAAAACCCAGTTATCCATATCTAAGTTAGTATAATCATCATCTACGGGTATTACCCAATGATTACTAGGCACATATTGTTCATTTAATATTTCCCATTGAACAATATGTGCTTTAATTTGATTAGACGTAGGATCCGAATTAGGGTGTTTAGGGAAACCTATTACGTATCTCTCTCTATTCTCCGCCTTATTAAGTATTGGATTTTGTAGCTTATCTAGTAGAACCTCTACTATATAGTCAGACTCCCAGTACTTACCGGAGACTCTATCAAATTCTAATTTAAATTTTCTAACAGGCTGTGTATCTTCTTTATAAGGAATCTCGGTAATACCGAGTATTCTATATACTTCTTCATACACTCTCTGCGAAGTTCTATTTTTACTAGTACTTAATTTAGTTTCTAAATGAAACTGAGTAAGAGTATATCCTTCTCTTAAAAATAGGTCTCTAGCCTTGTCAATACCATATTCATTTAATACTTTTTCTACATCTATCATTTTATTATTCCTGTATTTTTATACCAGTATAATAATTATATAACAGTTGTTGAAAAATTTCAAGTCTAAATTTTGTTAAGCCGTTACAGCCGTCGCCTGAGGAATGCCAATTTGCATGGCAAGCACCTTGTTGACGCGTACAGCTTCAGCTTTTAGCTCTTCTAGTAATCCCTTTAATCCAGGATCATCCGGATTATTAAGCAGGGGATTATCTAGGGGTCCGGTCATTGAAACGCCTAATAGACGCTCTTCCTCTGTATTCTTTTGCCAAATCTTACGTAGATAAGGGAAATTAGTTAGAGTAGACTGGAAAGTTCCCAGTATAGCTGCTATACGAATTTTCTTTAGTAGCACCTCTTTAGTATCTTCTGCTCGAACCACGATTGTGGATAAATTACAGAATTGATAAGGTCGAAGAATGATTTCAGAACACGGATTTGTTCCAAACTCATATCCTTCAGTCTCTCTTCTTCCGTTTTTTGCTGCCACTTTGGTAGCAGCTTCCCTGTTAAAGATTCCTCTTTCGCCGGATTTTGACTCATATAATGATAACCACTCCTGCATAAACACGCCTACATCGGGACGCTCAGTATAGCAAGCACTGTTATTTGCTAAAGCACGTTGTGGATTAGCCTCCCACCATGCACCTGACTTAGCATGACGCATACGATCATCAGATAGATTAGATAGCGAGATCATTGCGGATCGGCGAACACCGCCAACTACAACAACTTCGCCGATCTTGCACATGATATCATGACATTCTAGGGAGGTTAGTTTTCGTCCTGTCGCGCCTTTAAATATTTTTGTAACGAATCTAAATAAGTCGACCAAAGGACCTGGTCCTGAAGCGCGGCCTCCAAAAGTTTTAAGTCTTGCGCCTGCAGGTCTAACCTCACTAACATCCCATTTGGCAGCTTCACCAGAATACAGTAAGGCAATGAGTTGTCGTAGCGCTTTAGCCCAGCCTTCCTTAGAGTCGTGTACCATGATATAGCTCTCAGAAGGATAGATTCTATCTGGTACTTCTGGAAGCTTACAAATATACTGCCTTTCCACGCTGAAGCCCACGCCAACGCCGCACATAAGGATATACATTGCTTCGTCGAATGATTTAATATCATCAACAGGCAAGTAAGAACAATTGAAGCCTGCTGTATTATCACGTTCTAGAGCTTCACCTGCGGTCATTAATGCACGCATACTAGGGTATACTTCGTTGTTCAAAATAGCCTGACGTAACTCTTCCAAGGTCTCCTCCGGAATGAGATACTCATGCTTTTCTAGAAGATGTTCTTGCATGAACTCTAGATATCGATTAGTGGTTTCTGCCCAATTTTCGCGCCTGGCTTCTTCATCTAGATATCTTGCGTACCTAGACTTAGCAATGAATGTCTCATATACGCCATCAATCATGTAAGTATTCCATCCTCTTCGATTACTAAGCGTCTAGTGGAAGTTAAGTATCTAGTAGTTAAATAACCCGGACAGCTTAGGTCTAATATTTCTACATCTCTCCACTCGTGCGATATTACTTCATTATCGTCCCCATATACTGGGCTGTAATCCTGAACTTTTACCTTAACCTTCCAACGAGACGAATCACCGTTAATAACGTGAATATGTTTAGTCACTGTCCTGTACTCCCAAATCCTCCGGTACCACGTACCGTATTGTTCCAATTATCACCATCATATTGCTCTAGTACCGGAATTACTATCGGTACTAATACTAGCTGCGCAATACGGTCCAAGATATTTACATTATAGTCTACATCTGAGTCATTACGTAGTAGTACTTTAATATTACCCCTATAATCACTATCTATAACACCGACAGAGTTAGGAATAGTAATTCCTTTCTTGCCCTGACTAGAACGATTGAAAACTAATCCTACAAAGCTTTCAGGAATAGCTATGGCTACTCCTGTATCATACATATGCTGTTCACCTGGCTGTAGTGTATAAAATTCACTAGACTTAAGATCAGCTCCAGCATCTGTCGCATGCGCTCTCGCTGGCATAAACTCAGGTGACTCAGCGTTCACCATTACTTTAAATACGTGCATAATACCTCATCAATTTTATTACAATTCTCTGCGCCAAGTGCTTCGTCACAATGGGATACTAAGTCCATTAATTTATAGTTACGAAGAAGGCTGTTAGCACCAAACTCATTAAGATTAGCGATATGTTTATACCTGCTAGAAATTGGCAGATTAGCGATAATGTCATAGGTTGATCCAAACTCTTCCACCAGGGCTTGGGCTTTCTTTGGTCCGATTCCCTTGACACCAGGAATACTATCCCCAGAATCACCCATAAGACACTTGATAGAGATATGATCGTCCACAGGATAATCATAGTGCTCAGCCCAATTATCATAGGTTATCTCCTTACCAGTTACATAGGAGAACCTAGATACATTTGGATGTATTAGTAGGTCCCAATCTCTATCAGAACTTATTAACCAAATTTTGTGAGTTTTACGATACTTGCCAACGATATACGCAGCAATATCATCTGCCTCACACTTATCGAATCTTAGAACAGGATACTCATCTACCTCAATGTAAGCGTCAATTACTTTCATAAAGCCTGCAAAAAACTCACTAAAGTCTTCAGCTTCTTGATCCGTTTGTTGTTCTTGTTTTAGTTTTCTATCAATTTTATAGTCAGGAAATATATTTTTACGATAGGAGCTACTACCTTGATCACACGCTATAATAACGTTGCCAGACTTATAGGATTTACGAAGACTTTCCACTGTGCGTACATAGTCATCTAAGAAGTCGAACTGTTTCTTATGCCAGTAGCGGAACGCTAGATTAAAACTATCCACTATCATAATAGTGTTAGGATCCAGCGTCGTCATTTGTTTAAAACTAGTAGCCATTATTCTATGAACCTTGGTTGATGTACTATCAATAAATCTTCTAGCATGCTTACGTAAAAATCATGTTCATCAGTATGTATGCCCAGAAAAGCTAAGCTATCTGGTGGGAAGTCTTGATAAGCTACGAATAGCTTACTTCTATCAAACTTAAAAATTAATAATGGTCTTTTTCCTACTTGTTTAGATTCTCTAAGAGTCTGTTCCCACCATTCAATCAATTGTGGATTCTTAGAGGTGAGTATCTTAGAAGTTAAGTGGTCGTCTTTATAGTTCTTAACTTCTATGCAATATCTGTTAACCTTACCAGGTACGTACAAGTCCCCTTTCAGACCATGTTTAGGGTCGAGAGCTCCCGATCCAGGAACTCTTTCCCATTGCAGCTTTGTATATTGCCTAAGCACATCACGCACTTTTGTCTCACCAGTTGCGCCTTTTACTCTGGAATCAACCATTATTCTAGTATCCTTGATATACGCTTCTCTTTCACTATCTCTACCTTAGTAATCAGGGGATGTGTGAATGAATGGCTAATTAACACTGTATTCAGTGAATCCTCTTTTAGTAGTACTTCTACTAGCTTATCTTTTCCGAACGGATCGAGATTCTCTATAGTTTCATCTAGAATTAGTAGATTAGAGCGAACATTAGACAGGGATTGCATTAGGCTACGAATAGCTAGTAGTGTTGATATATTGACCCTAGCTAACTCTCCGTTGCTAAGATCAGATATGTCTACGTCCTCACCATTATCAGTTACTAGAACGTCGAGTTTGTCGGAAGAACTGATACTAAACTGAATCTGGAATCTGCCGTCACTCATATCCGTTAGATATTTATTAGTAAGTTCTTCCAGGTCTTTAACTAACGACTCTATCTTATAAGCTATGAAACCAGTAGTACTGAAAGTCTTAGCCAGAATTTGTAGAGTTCCTAGTCTAGCTTGTACTAATTCCAGCTGTTTAACTAGGTCATTCTTTTCGGCCTGAGTAGCTTCCATCTGCTCAAGTATTACTTTAACTTTAGCATTATGGGTTTCTACGGCTATATTGTGGGTATTAGCATTTGTGATAGCTAGCGTAGCGGCTTTAATCAACGATTCTGTAGCCTTAATCTCAGCTTCTACATCCGCTTGCTCAATTAATACTTTAGGCAGAGATCGGTCAATTAATCCTGAATATTTTTCCCATTCATTAGTATTAGCTACTGATTGGTTGTACTTTTTTAATTCGGATTCCGCCTGAACTAGAGCTTCACTAATTAACTTCTTGGCACTCTCAACACCAGGTAGCTGTTGCTTAGCTTCTTCTAGCATTACAGCTTTGTGACTATTATCAACGGCTTGCCCGCAAGAGGGGCACTTAGTTAATATAGGCCCAGTGTTATTAATTACGGCCTTTAAAGCTTTTATCTTATTAACGCACTCTGCTTCCGATACTTTTAGCTTTACAATATCGGTGGTTGGCGCAGGTAGAATTTCCAAGTCTATGGAATTAAGTAACTCGATATACTTATTGTTGTCTCTAATTCTCTTATTGGTGGCAGATAGTGTACGAAGCTTTTCTTGTAGACTTACTAAATGTTGCGCAGCTTCAGTAGCGGGAGCTGGTACTGGCACTAGTTCACGTAGAGTTAAGTCAGATTCCGCATACTTAGTTAACCAGCTATCTACGGAATTGAGTTTCATAGATAGCAGTTTAACTTCATTGTCTACAGCTTTTACATCTGCTTTGATGAGTTCAGATATTTCTGTGTATCGGTTAAGCTTTAGCAAGTCTATTAAAAACTTCTTGCGTGTTGTGTCTGTGGCTTTCAGAAACTCCAGACTAAAAGCATTACTCTGATAAACTATTTGACAGAACGTTTTATGGTCATATCCTATAATTTCCTCTATCTGCTTATACGTGCCTGTAGAGGTATGAGAAGATATATCTTTTCCATTCTTGAATAGTTCTACGCTTTGCGTAGCTCCCCGCACAGTTTTAATCTTATAGCTATCAGTATCTTTCATAAACGAAAGACTAATAGAATAATTTTTACTGCCCGAATATCTGTTTAGTACTTTGGCTTTCTTAGTACCTTTAGAATTCTTGTTATATAGGACTTCTTCTAGAACTAGTGCGACACTACTCTTTCCGTGCCCATTTTTGCCCACTAGCTGGATTAGAGCTTCCTTAGATAGGTCTATACTGTTATCAGGACCATATGAAAATGCGTGAGACCATTCTAATAATCCGAATTTAATCATCTTAGAAGTACCTCTAGACCAGAATATCCGCCTTCTATTCTAACACCGTTGATCCAAATTTGAGGAAGTCTTCTAATATCTTCGCCATGTTCTTTAATGAAGTCCTCCTTAGTAACATTTACGCCTATCTTTTTTTCTACTACTTGATAGTCGTTGGCCCACAGTAGTCTGGCAGCCATTATGCAATAGGAACAGTTGGGCTGGCTCCATAGTACAGCATTTCTAGACATAATTTTGTAACTCCTTCAATACTACCGCTACTTGGTCTTCTTTCAAATTCTGAATGTAGCGCAAGTATTCTTCAATTTCTTCTAAAATGGTCATAGTAGGGTCTAGTATCAGAGCAGCGTCCGACTCCCGTTTGACCACTTTCTTATCTATTAGTTCGTTGTTATCAACGCCGGCTAATTCGGCCAAATCCCCTTCTATTTCATAGATCACATGATCTACTTCGCCAGGAATCATTTCTTCTCCAGCTTTAATAGTTTTCCTAATTAGCTGAGGGAGATCCAGCTGAATCCACCTGTGTACCAATGTATCAGTATCAAGAAGAATAACACCAGTGCTAACTCTATTTCTATGAAAGCTAGTGGTGATAGGGGAGCCTGGATAGAGGATATTGCGTTGCGAATTTTCGTAACTATGTAAGTCTCCTGCTAGAACTATTTTCCACGTGTCGAATAGTTCTAGATTAATTTCTGGTTTTACGTGCGGGGCAATTTCGCCGCGACAATGAGTGCAAAGAATGCTACTAGTAGGTGTATACCCATGTTTTTCAAACTCTTTTAATTTATTATAGGGGATAAAGTCAATACCGTACATAGATTTAAAATCGTCTATGATATGTATTCTATGCCCAGCCATGGCAGAACAAGAAATCTGATAAGTAATATCCTTTAAATTACTTAGAAATGTCTCATTACGCTTAGTTGCTTCGTGATTACCACTATAGATAACAGTGTCGCATCTAATACGAAACATAAAATCGAAGTATAGCTCTAACTCATCCAGAGTAGGTACTCTATCAAATATATCTCCGCCTAGTACCATAAGTTCAATATCTTCTTTAGCGGCAAGATTGCATATCTGTTTAAATAAACTATTGTAGCGTTTCTTAGCCCATTCTATAGGTACGTTTTTCTGACCCAACTTAATGTGCAGGTCAGCTGTAAATAATACTTTCATCTGCACTTTCTGTTAAAAAAAGCCCCCACAAGTATACCCTGTGGGGGCTTTTGAGGGTTACTGGTTTAGTTCGTTGATAGCTTCGCCAGCAGCTGAGCCTTCAGGAGCGGCTTCTTCATCTTCACCGTGCTTAATCTTCTCAAGTAGCGCTTTGATTTCATCAGCTGTAGGACGTGGAACCTTTACGTCAATCGTATCGGCTGCGGCTACTGCTGCACGTTCGTCCTCTGTAAGAGGACGCTTCTTTAACTTTAATACAGAAAGAGTGTATTCTACATTGAAAGCTAGAGGACCAGTCTTCTTCTTCTTGAAGACTAAATCCCATCCGGTATCGGGATCAGTAGGATCGCCCATACCGTCACCAGCTGCATCCATGATTTGCTGGAATAGCTTCTTCTTTAGATTTAGTACCTTAACCTTACCATCGGCAGGGTCGATACAGTTAACTGCGTAAGCCCAACCACACTTAACGGTAGGATTATACTTAGGAACCCAGTCAACTTCCTTATTATCGAACTTTTCCTTATCGCGATTAAATGCTAAGCATTCTGCTGGAATGTCCTTGCCATTAGTACCCTTTAGCCAGTAAACATAGCGTGGTAGTACGTCACCTACGATACGAACAACGTTTTCGTCGTCCTTGTACTTATAGGCTTCTGCGCCCTTAATAGCAGTACCCTTAGTATTTGAAAAGCTAATAGCCATTTAATTTCCTTTTTTCGTGCTGGCTTCCTCATAGAGGAAGAATATTTGGTTGTTCTTGATTGATATTAGTGGATTTGTGCGTATAGCAGATATATTTATATCGGGGAAATAAGATAAGTCTAAGGTTTTCTGTCCGTATAGTTTATATAAACCATAATCGCGCCTGGCCGCTAGTTTTATATACTGTATTTTGTACAATATATCCACTTTGTTGTCTTTTCTAAAAAGCGGTTCAGGATTCAGTAGAAAGCTTAAGCCATGTAAGTTGAAAGGCTTAAACAATCTTCGCTGTAAATGTAGATGTAAGTATGTTATGAACTTGCCGTAGTCACCCTTACATTGCGCCTCCAAAGTTTCTAGGTTAAAGAACAAGGTCATAATATGCCCTATGAACAATTATTATATCAGAAACGATGTAACAGTACAAGTACAAATTTTATAGAGCTTGCACTTCCCAGCCTTTATTTAGATAAAAGCCCAGCCTAAGATTATTCTGCTTTTTATCGGCTGCGCCTGCAAACTGTAGGTCTACTACAACCGGAGTAAGTTTGCCAGGAAAGTCTCGCATAATTCTACCTATAATCTGTTCTAGTAGTGCCTCGTTAGATATAGGGGTTGCTAAAATAACACAACTTAAGCTATTGACCGAGATTCCTTCTGAGAAGATTTGCCGGCTACCAGCAATGCACAATACTTCACCGGAATTGATCTGGTCTTTAACACGTTCTCTATCCTCGAAACTTGTTTGTCCAGTAACCAACACACAGGTTTCTTCTCCAAGCCATTTCTGTACATTCTCTAGAAACTCCACTCTATCTGCAATTACTAATACTCGGTGTCCTAAGCTAATTTGAGTGGCCGCTATAGTAGCAACATACTCTTGGTAGTCGGGGTCGTATAGTAAATTGTTGATCTTTCTAGCCCAGGTTTCTCCAGGCGTTAACTGTAACCCCGTTTTCACAATCTTAATCGTAGGATTAAGCGTGTGCGATTGGGGCGGCTTGAGAACTAATTGCCCGAAATAATCGGGGAATAAAATATGGCGTCCGTCTTTGCGTACCATAGTGCCACTAAGAGCAATACGATACCTGGCATGACTAGAATCAATAATACTAGTAAAAGTAGAAGCAGGAGCATGATGTGCCTCGTCCATTATGATTGTGCCAAACTCTTTAGCAATAGCTAGCACATTTTTTGTTACAGATTGTACATTACCAATTACTATAGGACTATCAATGTCAAATTGACCTGCACCTATTATACCTGGTGTAAGACCATATAATTCTTCTACTTCTTTGACCCATTGGTCTCGAAGCATAGTAGTATGAGTAATTACTAGAGTCTTTTGACCTAGCTTTCTAGCAATGTGCAACGCCGTGAAGGTCTTACCCCAGCCTACTAGCGCATTAATGAAACAGTCACTATCTACTTCATCGTATACTGCTTGTTGACCTTCTCGTAAGCTATGCCTAGGTTCCGGAAAGTCAGCAAAGTTTAATACTCGCTTATCTACAATCTCATAGTCTGTTGGTACTAGATCAATGCGTCCGCGTGGAATAGATAGTACATCACGTGGTAGCTGTTTGTAGTTACGAATAATATCAACGGCTAGTTGAGTTTTTCCGCCTCTACCAGAGACTTTTGTTTCAATACGATAAGTGAGCTTTTTCTTAATATTGTCTATCAGTTCGGGCGTACCTTTCAGATAGATACGATCTGAGATTACAGCCTTCAAAACAACTCCAATTGACCTTTAAGTGGCATCATTTCTTTGAAGTTTTCTTCCAGTCGTTTAGATAACGGATAATTAGGGTCTATTGGATAAATATAACGACAACTTCTGCCAGTACTATACCAAATATTATTTAGTTTATAGTATGGGCTACGACTTTCATCTGTCATATCATAGATTGATATATCTAATTCTTTATTTGTTGCTTCTAATTTATAAATAGTAAATTCACTAATTTTCATATTAATCTCCAGGTATTGTCCAGTTTCTCGGTATAGAACCCGTATAAGATATAGGACAGTCCATATTTAATTATTCCAGCGTATTTTTCATCCGCAGCGGGTTTGTACATACACTTAAATCTAGAGGGTATTCCTTCGACCTCTATTATTGCTCCACCACTAGGGATAAGAATAGTTCTAGTAATACGTTTGACTTCTAAAACTACTCTTGTTGACTTTAGATAACGGAAAACGTTGCCCATCGAGTCTATAAACCATGTCGAGCTTTTGGCAAGTTTGATAAGATCACCGAGAAAAAATACAGCGACACTAAGTTTTTTAAGCGGTACGCTATCACTTAGAAGGCGGAGCCTTCTGGCTGCCAGGGAGTCGCCAGGCACATTTTGGTCATCGATAATTTTATAAGTAGTTCTTATCTCTGAAGAATCTTCATCGCGAACTCTAGATAGATACAATACTACCCCATCTTCTATCAAAGGTTTTTCATTTCCCAACCGGAATACGGGATAACTTATCTCCATCAAACTTATAGGTTTTGTTAAGGATTCCACTAAATATGCGCCCTATTTCCTAATACTATTAAGTTATAGTATTTCTCGTATTTTCTCTCTAAACCATATCCCTTTGAGTCATAAATCCAGTTTAGAAAAGATATACTATCATTAATTGCTAATTGTATATGCCAACATTGCGTGGCCTTATTTTGTATAGAGCCGCCTTTTATGATATTAAGATTCCTTAATAGTACTAGCGTTTCCTGCAAGAATTCTAAAGATCCACTAGTGAGAAATACTCTGAAACTAGCCGTAGGTCTATTATTAAAGAATTCAGTTAAGCACCCATCTCCATCAAAGAAGCCTCTATAATAATTAGAATATAATTTGGAGGAGGGGAGTAAGGGAACAGTTAGGTTAAATGTTTTATCAGTGGATACATTAAAATTATATAATAGATCTTGTTGTATTTTTTTACTTACGAATCTTATTCTATAGGAGTTCTTTATAGTACTACTTATTGTGTGTTCTGTAGAACAAAACCTTTTAAATTCTTCTACTGCGTCTTTATCATTTAGCTCTAAACCAATGGTACCATTTATATCTATACAGCCATCCGCTGCTAGTAGTCCTGCCCAATAGCAGGATTCCTCAGTATAGTTTTCGAATACCGAGGAATCTATATCTTTTCTATTCATATTACACCTATATTTTTACTGTATAGTATATATTATACATGAAGTGTAATACTAAAGCAATACTAAATTTTTGTTAGTATACCATTTTCTTCAGAGTAGTATTTTTCAAACTTTCCAAAGGAATAGTCTTTTCCAATTTCCTGGTCTACTCCGATAGGACAACCATCTATGGAGCAACCCCTATCTTTTTGGGTGTTATATTTTAAAATTTGGCAATACTCTTCAACATGTTCATCTTTAACAATAGCTACAATAGAGTCATGTACTAGTGCGAATATCTTAGCATCTAGGTGCTTGATTGCATTCGCCGTGTCCATAGCTCCGAGTAAGTTTACGTCGGAGCAAATAGACTGCACTTCGGAATTAATTCCGGAGCGAACTTCATGCGCAGCAATTCCCTTGTCTGCTGAAAACACATTTACTAGACGACGTTTGCGTCCGAAGAAAGAATAAGTAAAACCATTAGCCTTAATAAAGTCTTCCCTAGACTTAAGCCACTTTTTCAGTTGCTTAAACTTAGTAAAATATGCCTCAATGTCCTCTCTAGCCCTCTCGATCCCGTAGTATTCGCCTGTAGCTTTACTAACTGTATCAGATACCTTTTGCGGTCCTGATCCGTATAAACATCTATTTCCACTATTACTAGTGGGATGGACTATACCTTTATCTTACAATATGTATAAGATACTCGCCGTGTTATACTATTTCTAGTATCGCAGCTATTTCCGTTCTGGAAATACTGTCAGTCTCTGAACCATTTATAAGTATTCCTACCTATTCTGGCTGCTGATTGCCCTTAACTTAATAGTAGGGGTTCCAGCAATTGAGCGAGTTGTTTTATCTAATCATCGCTGACTAGTGGGACCTTTATAAATTAATCCCGAATGAAATCGCCTTGGCACTCTGCCTCATGGCGGGGTACAATTTCTTTACATCTTCAATGGCACATGGTAAGTCAAATACCATCTTCGCAATGCTTGAGTGGAAGTCTCCTTTTGACTTAAATACTGCTTGTAAATTTTTGTCCCCTGATAATACCGCTGCAAAGAACATTTCACCCGTCTGTAAGTCTTGACTTACAATCGAGTATCCTTCGGGGGCAGCGATGCAGCCTTTAATAATCGGGTCATCGCGGGGAATCTGTTGGGCATTAAATTTACCACTGCTGCTAAGACGACCAGAAGTAGTAAAGATAAGATTAAAATTAGTCCTAATACGCTCATCTCTATCTAATTCCGGTAAAATCTTACTAATGTAAGTGTTTTTGATCTTTCCTAACTGCCGTACTTTAAGTATTGCTGCCGGCAAGGGATGTTCTTCACTAAGCTCTTCCAGCACTTCCGCATCCGTGGATATTGCTCCAGTAGCGGTAAGCTTTCCAGTTGGTGTGAGCCCCAAATAGTCAAAAAGTACCTTACGAAGCTGTTGGACCGAGTTAGGGTTAAATATGATACCTTCTGCGCTTTCGAACGCCTTAATTTCCGCATATTCATAGATTTGCTTCTTTGCCTCGTCTATTGCATCATCTAAATACTTCTCAGCATTAGCCATGCGAGAACGATAGATTGGAATACCTACTTCTTCAATATCATTTAGAAAGAAAGTAGCTGGAATAAGTATATTATAGTATACTGATCGTAACTTATCATTCTGCTCAATAATTGGCAAGAATTTCATTGCCAGTTCGTAAGTAACTGCGGTATCCACGCTAGCATATACGCATATAATATCGAATGGGATTAAGTCATAAGTAAAGTTCTCTTGCAGTATACCGTGCTGTGTACAATAAGACTTTTTAAATTCTTCTAATGGTGAATCATAATCACCATAGTTAGTGTACTTTAGTGCCAGAGGTTTCAGACCGTGAGGGCTATTCTCGTCTAGTACATAATGCATAACCATCGTGTCATGAGAGTGATCTCTGCGGAAACGAATAGGTGTATGGTACTCAATCATTTTCACATCGTACTTTAGATTGTGAAATATGATTTCAAACTTATCTACAATTTGCTGTATTAAGTAAAAGTGTCTATCAGTTAAAACATCGGTAAGTATATACCTACCTTGTTTTGGTTTATAGGTAAAGGATATTCCCAATACGTATCCATCACGTGGATATAAAGCCGTACCTTCCGTATCTATACTTACGAACTTAGTTGCGTTATTTAAAACTTCCAGAAGAAACTCGTAGGCTTCTTCTTCATTATCAATTCCCTTGAAGTCACCGCTTACTGTGTCACCTTGTTTGCCGTTAGCATATCCAATTATTTTAGCTACTGCACGCTCAAATTCCGGCTTACCTTCTGGTTTGAATATTAACATCGCTGGATTACTAATGCAAACAAACTTGTCACGTATTAGTTGACCCGCATAATTAGTTACACTAGTGACCTTAGCGTATTCCTTAGCAGCTTCCGCTCCTACTAAGATTACCAGATCGTATAGATCAAGATCAATATCTAGATCTACGTCTTTCTTTAGTAATTTAGCTATAGGAACACTACTCATATGGTAGTGTTCAAATTCAAAGGGAAAGTATTTACTATAATCGTTGCGAGAAGGTGCTTTGTCTATTAGTACTATTTTCAACTTGTATATTCCTTCATCATATCTACCGATTCCTGAGACATATCTCCAGGATCGGTACCTTCTTCTAGTTCTAAAACCTCCACGAGGAATCCATCTGATTCTATGATAGGTTTTATATGTTTTGCTGCTTCTCGTCCAGCGTTATCTCCATCATATAGTATGTAGATTTTTTCAACGCCTTGTACTCTGTAAGGCATAAGCTTAGCAGATACATTTTCAGTAGAAATAGTACTAGTACCAAAGGTACATACTACGTTACGCATGCCTTTATCATATAGATTTAGCATGTCAAAAATACCCTCTACCAAGACTAGCTTTTTATTGTTATCTTCGAGTAAAGCTGGAAATAGTGGTAAAGGCTTACCACTAGGATACACCTTATATCTAGGATTCGCATCTGATAGTACATGTCTACCAATAGTAGCTACTAGTCTTCCAGTAATGTCCCGGATTGGGAACACAATCCTGTCTTCTAAGGCTTCAACTTTATGTGTGTAAAAAGCTTCGAAATGTTTTAACGTAGCAATACTCAATCCACGGAAAGACTGAGTATAAGGTGTAGCGCCTTCCGGAAGTCCAATTTCTATATTGGCCTCCCGTAGCTCCTGTAGTTTTTGCTTTAGTTTTGCTACTTTAATGGGCGTATTGTTGCTAAATACACCAAAGTGCTTGAATAGATTACGTTTCCATCCGCAAGAAAAGCAGTGGGTTATACCACTTAGTTTATCAACTCTACAGGACGGGTTATTGTCATCATGTTCTGGGTTTAGACATCTAATTAGATAATCTTTACCAGAGGATATAAAGCTAATATTGTTAGCTGATAGTAGGTTTGCTACTGCGTCGCTCATTATACATCCCATGGAGGCGTGTCATTCGCACTCTCACCAGTTTTCTCCGATTTCTTTGCGCGTTTAACGGTTTCTTTAGCTTCAGGTTTTTCAATTGATTCAGGACTAATTCTCAAAGTTTCCCAATTGATTGGGCTAGTGAACTTTAGTGGAGGACCTCCACGAATTTTAGTAGTATTAAAGGACATTGCTCCGCTTTCCTTATCGTGTGCCTCTAATATCATTGCGATATCAGCAGCATCTAGAATACCCTTAGCGAAGCGGGCTTCACCAGTAGCATCAATCTGATAAGGACTAAACAGCACTAGATCATGCTTTCTAGCTTGGTTTTTAAGTCCTCCGGATATTTCTATTTGATTCTTCCAATCAAACTTACTATCTCTATGAGCTTCCCCGTGAACAATTTGGTTTAAGTAGTCTACTACTCCTATCTTTAACTTATCTCCAAATCTTGCTTTTAACTTTCCTAAATGCAAGTCAATAGAGCTAAGCGTTAAAGCTCTATCGTCGATAATAATTATCTGATTATCTGGTTTTAGTAGCTTTTCTTTGACTAGGGTAGACTCGAACTTAAACCTATCCCTATGTAGGACGTAGTCCCGTACTAAGTCGTCAGCATCTACGAACATTCCTGCGCGTACTTTGACTACCTTTAACCAATCTTCTGCGCTAAGTGTACCTTGTTTTAGCCCCATATAAGAGACATTAGCTAAGATAGCACAATTACGTTCATGCACTTCGTGAGCCAACATTTCAATAGTAAACAGTACACTACTGTTCCCCATCTCATATTGATTAACTACTATATTACTGGAAGTAATAGATTTTCCACTACCACGAGGTCCGCCAACTAGAATAAGTTCTTGGCGAGCAACGCCGCCTAATACTGAATCGAACTGGTTATTTAGTCCTAAGAATACCCTATCTCGTGCTAGATCAGCACTATTCTTGAATAACATAATATCCGCCATGGTATAAACGCCTTCTGTAGTTAGCGTTTTCTCGTCTAGCGTTAATACTATATTAGCTAAGGATTCCTTAATTTCTGCACTATCGTAAATTGGTAGTTTGTCTACGAATTTATCTAATAGATTTATTGTTTGATTTTGTGTATATTGATCTAGTAATGCGTCTAGTGCAACCTCGGCACTAATGTCTGGCTCGTCGATTAGCTTAATTGCAGCTAAGGTCTTGGTCCAGCTCTGGTCTCTAGCTTCTAGTTCTAGTTCTTCGAAGGAAGGTACGGATGAGTACTTATCATAGTGTCTAGAAATAGCACTATATAGAGTAGCGTACGCAGAATCTAGGAAAGCTAATTTTAACTTAGCCCATACGTCAAGGTTGCGATCTAGTAGCAATTTGTTAAGTACAATTGCACTAGTATCCATTTACTATGCTACCCTTGATTCATTATCAATAATTACTGAGTCAAGAATATCTTCTAGTTTACTTAGTACTTCCGCTCTCAGCATCTTAATATCCTTCTGATACGTGTCTTTATTATCATACAATAAAGATAACTGTCTATACGTAACCATCTGCTGTAAAGCGAAGTATATTTCGTCGTGTGGCGCGGGAGAGTCCGCCTGCACTTCTACATGGGCGGACTTGCCATAATTATGTTGCGCTAACTTTACTACTTCTTCAACTGTAAAGCTGTCTCCATCGTAATACTCAATGTGTACTTTCACGTTTTTGTACCTCGTAATTCTCGCATGCTTCGCACGGCTGATGTAATTGTGTCATAGAGCATTCTGCACAAGACATCCAAAATATTCTATAATACATCTATATCTCCAAACGAAAATAAATAGGGGCGGAGCTTATGATAACTCCGCCCCTATTAGGTTACTAAATATTACTCAGTAACAGCTTCTGCTTTAGCACGAGCCTTTTGTTGCTTAGCATACCCATCATAGTCTGCACATGCAATACCTCGACGAGTTAGTAGAGTGCGTACTCCGCGAGAGGTCTTATCTACAGCAGCCGCAATTGCGTCTACAGTCATAGTCTTAACCGCATCACCTAGCGCAGCCACGGCATCAACTACATCCTTAGCATGACTCTCCTTTTGCTTAGGAATTTGAGTAATTGCACCGCTACGACTTAGGCTTAGTGCCTTACCGCGTACAGATGAAATTTCCTTACCTAGCGTAACGGCGATTTCTTCGATGAACTTGCCTGCATTCGCCATCTTCACGAATACTTCTTCCTGTTCAGGAGTATAGTGACGTGCTACTTCAATCTTTTCAGCAGGCTTAACCTTATCGGTTAGTTCCAGAGCTAGAAGCTTGCCTTGAATTTGCTTAGGAGTAAACTCTCCTGGGAACTGTTCAGCAATTTCCTTATAGGTATACTGTCCAGCGTTATCGGTTACAAACTTAGCTAGCGCTTCGCCTTCTTCCGGGGTAAAGGTTGATACTTTTTCCTTAGCTAGGGAAGCAACTTCCATATCTAGCTGGCGTAGCTTAGCAGCTACTGAGCGTGTACTAACTTCTAGTGCGGCAGCAGCCTTTTCTACGGTAGCTGCTGATACAGGAGATTCACCACCTACAACACTCATAAGAGTTGCTACGGCTTCGTCATTCCACTTTTTGCTCTTTGTTTCACTCATTGTTGATTTCTTTCAATAGATCGTTTAGATCGGTTATAATAGTAATGCCGTATTGTTCGGCCTTCTTACGTTTTGCTGATGTACCATCACCCTCATCCACTAGATAATCCAGCGATTTAGTCACTGAATCTACTAGCCTGAAGCCTGCTGCCCTTAGATCGCCCTCGGCATCTGCTTTCTTCTTGTAAGATGTTAGTTTACCAGTAATACAAACTGTTTTTCCAGCTGATTCTATTTCAGCTTCTGTATATGAGAACGGTAAAAATTCTTGTATTTGTAGGTACTCGTTCTCTAGCCAGCTCATTAGGTTTTGAGTAACCTTAGGACCTAATCCGGCTTCTTCGCATTTCTTTTCTGTAATCTCTTCAAAATTGGATACTAATGCGGCTAACTTTTTAGAAGCTACTCCTCCTACTAATGGTATAGACATTGACTCAAGAACTGTTGCGAAGCTAGCTTCCTTGGCTCGTTCAATTTCATCAAGAAGCTTAGTGGCGATCTTGTCGCCGAGTAGCTCACTTAGTTCACTAGGATCAAGATAAAAAATCTCTGTAATATCGCCTAACTGTAGTTTTTCTACAGTTTTTGGACCCATACCCTTAATACCAAGTGTCTTACAAAAATGTACTAGCTTACCGTTCACTTGGGCGGTACATGATACATTTCTACAGAATAACTGGTCCTGCACTTTCTCTAATGGGTAACCACAGGAGGGGCAATGCTGAGGCTCAATAATTTCCATATTTATGTTGCTTTTTTACTTAGTATGATATAATTATAACGCATAAGGACTGCTGCTGCAAGTACAAATTTTATCAGCTATACAACCTTGTGCGTGATCTGGGGTATGATTTCACCCGCTCTAATGAGCCCAATAGTGTCTCCGATTTTAATTTCCAGGGCTTTAATGAACGCAATATTATTCAGTGTTGCTCTAGAGACCATCGCATCACCTACTAGTACTGGCTCTAGGATTGCTACAGGAGTCACTTTACCGGATTTTCCTGTCTGCCAAATTACATCTAGTAATTTAGTTTCAACACTAGCTCCACGCTCTTTTACTGCCAATGCTCCCTTAGGATGTTTGGAAGTGTATCCTGCTTCGTAGAACTCTTTATTTGAATCCAGTCTATGAACGATACCGTCGGTTGGGAAGATATTCCACAGTTCAGGGTCTTTTACTGTATTGAAACCCCACGACTTCAGCATCATCATATCGTGCTGAAAAGAATCCGTGAGGACAGGATTAACTCCATAGGCAAAGAATTCAACACTACGTGTGCGGAACTCATTCACGTCTTTTAGATTTAATGCACCTGCTGCATAGTTTCTAGCATTTTCCACATGCTTTGGAGCACATAGTTCTCCGGTAATTTGCAGTATATCTGGAATCGAGGAATCAGAAATATAATGTGGGATAAGTTTAGTAACTAAAAACTTATCAGTTACAATGGTACCCTCTACGCCATCGCCACGAGTGAGTACACGTACAAGAGCACCATTAATATAGAGAGCGCTAATAGCAGCGCCATCCAGCTTAGGACTTGTATCAATTCGGGTTCCTGGTAGCACAGGCCTAGTGCCCTCTCCTTCATAGTGTTTTTGAAGGCTATACATTGGGTATAGGTGCTTTTCAAGATGCTCATGTTGTTTAGCCCCAACTTTATCATATCCTGCCGATTCAGATAACCTATCAAATACTTCATCGGAAATAATCGGATTTCCGGCGTAATAATTACGAGCCGCTAGGTTCAGGAACTCTGTTAGCTTGTTCATTTTTTAGTGCTTCTATCTTTTCGCCAAAGTGTTTAATTACCGAGTCAATGCTTTCTTCGTATGAGCAAATTTCTACTAGCCCGTCCAATAACGCATAAATACTAGAAATAGTGGCCGGCATGGAGATACCTTCCTTAGTCGGTACGTACCCTTCATCATATGACAGAAAATATTTACGGATATGCAAATACTCTACATCCCGAAACAGACTTATTACTAGTCGTAGCTGTGAGCCTTTTTCTGGATTTTCAGATAGAATCTTTTCATATAGTGGTGCGTCAGACATGAATGTATTTCTTTAGATGTTCTAGAGAAGCTAGTTCATATGCTGGCTGATAGCAATATTGCAACCACTTATCTGATAATAGGTATAGGCGATATACGCCCGGCGAGAATTCTTTGTGTACCTTAGCTAGAGAGTCATACCTCATGCTATATACAAGATCACCTACTGCAAACTTGTCCCTAACAGCTTCGTCGGGAACAATACCAGGGCGAAAATAACTATGGGCAGACTGACGGATAGGAACAGAAAAACTATCAAGAATAGAGCGTACAAAAGTAGGCCCCCGATACAACGCTGAACAAATGCTATCAATTGCTGCCCCTTCCAGATACCCTGTGATAATATACGAGATTTCCGATTCAGTAGCAGGCTTTCCGCGCTTTTCAGCCCTTCTAGCGGCGTCCTTAGCCTTGTTTTCCTCGTACTTCTCAATGATATTGCCTAGACGCGTAGTATTATATGTCATGCCTAAATATGCACAACATTCTTTCTTAGTCCAGGGCTTACTACCATCCACCGGCTTGAGCATCTTAATTACATGCTCAATATGTGTACTGTCTAACTTTTCACTATCTGCGGATTTGCTGCGCTTAGTTGCCATAAAATTTCTCCTTAATGCATCATTATAGCATATTAGCTATAGCGAAGCAAATTCAAATTTTATAAAGCAAAAAGGCTGCACTAAGGCAGCCTTTGATTACTTACTACCTAGAACAGTAGTAAAGTATGCCGCAGCCTTACCAGTCAGCTTGTCAAGAATATCATCATCTACGGTTGCACCCTTCGCCACAATAGCGGCCTTCAGAGCAGCAATCTGAGATTCCTTTGATACGCGCTTGGTACCCTCTCCAGCTATCTTCTTAGCTGTTCCTTCCTTGGAAGTAGAGGTAGCGTCCTTCTTAACATATACTTGTGCATTCACAAGTAGCATTCGCACCTTGTTAGGTGACTGATCTAGTTCTTCTGCGATTTCCTTAACGATTTCAGTACTAGTTTCTGGAGTAGGCTCCGCAGCTAAATACTTGTCAATAATAGTTTGCTTTAGTTTTTCGTTCGCGTCGTCTGACATTTGTTTCCTTAATGGATAGTGGCTGAGGGTTTAACATGGCCATCCTGTACCAGATGCGCTTCTTCTAGCATGTTAAACATTATATTGTAACATACGACTATTGCGTATAGTGTAGATGTTGGCAGAGTGGATATTGGAAGGTCAGATAGGCTAACATTTTCTCCACTCTCCAGCATATTAGTAATAGTCTGCTCTATTTGAGCAGTTTGGGAAAACGTGTCTACGATAACTTTAGTATCGTATGCTCTGAATTTTTTTGTCATTATTTGGCGCTCCAACCTAGAATCGAACTAAGTTCTGATGCTTACAAGGCAACTGTAATACCAATATACTATAAGAGCAATTATTTTGGCAACCCGCCAGGGAATCGAACCCCGTCAAAGACGTTTGGAGTGTCTTGTGCTACCGGAACACTTGCGAGTTATTAAATTTCACTCAATTCTGAAACACCTGAAGCAAGAAATTGGCGATAGTTATGCACTAGATCGTACTTAGCCTGAATGCGTGTAAGATGAGCCACGTATTCTGCATGGGCAGCTTCAGCTTCTTCCATAAATTTACCTGCCATATACGGATCTAGTTCGCTAACGTCAATTCCAGCATACTTATCGCCCGGAGTTACCATCGCTAGAAGCGTACGTTCCGAAACAGAGTTGTCTTTCTTTGTATACTTAAATGTAAGGGTCTTCATGTGAGTTTTCCGAATTGAGTATATATTATAGCGGTTTAGCACCGTAAAGTCAATATCAAATTTTCTCGGGTTGGGTCGTAACCATATCTAGCATGGTTTCTTTAAAAGATGCAGATAATCCGGGGGTTAGTACAATACCAATGAAAAGCGGGGCAAATAACGTAGCAATACACGCCATAGTCATTAAGCTCAGCCACCTATTCTGCACTAGTAAATCTTCTGGATTGAGTATTTTTAATTCTTCCAGTATAGGATTAAATAGTTCGTAAGTTGCCCAAATACCTGTTGTGGCTGCGAATAGGAAATAAAATATAATTAACTCCATACTAGGTTACCCATACCATCATGCGCGCGAGCAGCTAGAGAAAACTCGCTAATGCGCCTCTTAGCCACTGTCGGTTTAATCTCTCTAGGAAATAGGTTCTCATTTCTAGCCTTCCTTGCTACCGCTGCATCTTCATCCTTTTGGCTAAACATCAATTTGTCAAACTTACCAACAAAATGCTTGAATAGTCTTGCCGTTGCAATCTGTTGATGACTCCAAACAGGAGAATTTGGCGATTTACGCCTATAATTAGCTACGTTCTTCAGAGCTAGAGGCAATTGAAGATTATTGGGCTGCTCTTTAACTAGTTTTGCTAGTCTAGCTTTTCGATGCGCAGCGTATAAATTGCTCTGCTTGTAACGTGCAAAGTAAGCCTCATTAGACTTACTAGTTTTTTGTGCCATTAAATAATATCCATTTCTGCTAGCATGTTAAGAATCTGATCAAACTCTTCATCTGTTTCGGGAGCAATTCCTCCCTTAAACATTTCCTTCTTAATAAAGTCCATATCTGCTAGCGAGTAAGCCTTATCGACTATACGAGCTTTAATAGCAGGAAAAGGATTATAGTCTGAGCTATTTATAATCATTGTAGTAATTCTGCGATTGATGGAAATTCTACAGTTAGAATATTGAGTGCCTCTAAGGCTACTTCACGATGTTCTTTTTGAGTTGCCTTGTCAGTACGAATAGCACAGTAATGTATCCACGAACGCAATGATCCAGACATATAAAGACGACTATTAGTCATGCCTTCTGGTAATACTGCACGGGCCTGCTCCTTAGCAATACCATTACTTAATGCCCAATTGTAGGAGTATTTTACGATCCCTAGAACCTGTGTTTGTACTCGTTCCCACTCTTTCTGTAATTCCCTGTCTTCCGCCTCTATACTATTTTGTCTATTCTTAGTATCTTGCAGTCTAGCGTCGCGAGTTTGAAACCCTAGGTCCTCTGCATTAGCATATCGTTGAGAAAACTCTTGGAAAGCAAAACTTCTGTGCCGTAGAATCTGTCTAGCAATATCTCTAGTAGTGTTGATCTCCATAACAGCATGTGCCATTTCGAACGGCGACCAGTGCTGGTTTTTAACCAGATACTTTAGCAGTTTACCAGAGGTTTCTGTATTCATCTGATTAGATGGATTAGATACTCTAGCTGCATAAGCTACAAAGTCTTCTGCGGTTTCTAGTTCTTTAATTACTGGCTTAGTTACGGCAACTAATTTTACTGAACATTCACTCATTATATTACTTTTTACCTTTATATTCAAGCAAATTTTATGCTTGGTCCTTATATTCTTCGGTACGTGCCCATTCAATGTCTTCGGCTGAAAATGGTTGCCCATCTACAAACTCATATGTAGCCAAAGGATTTCTTTTCTCATATACTACAGCTTTCTTAGATAGAAAGTCTACTAGTACAAATCTATTATTGGAAGCCGCCATACGTTTTTCTTTCATTGAATCGTTGACCGCAAATTGTACACTCTTGCCAGTTGGTAGTTACCGATCTATAGTCGTATCCACCACTTGAGTACTTAGACTTTCTACTAACAGTAGAATGGGGGCAGTTCTTAACTATAAAATCCTGAAGTTCCACTATTTTCTTTAGATTACTGGATATCTCTGCCTCGTGGATTTTTGAAGCTTGGCGCAGACCCTCGATTTCCTCCTGCGCTCTTACAATACTTGTAATATCTTGCACGTTATCTCTTTCCACAAATGCAAATACCCGCACTAGGCGGGTATTCTTTAATAATCAACTGTAAAAGCAGCAATTAGGACTTCGTTGACTGCTTCAGGGCCTTCATTAAATAGTAATTGTGCATGTGGCATCTTCACAACCTCACCTGCTGCCAAGCGTTTTAGTGCTTGGTACTTCCCATGCTTGCGCTTGTACTTATCTTCTGGTGAGCAATAAGAAACAGCGACGTCTAGCATTCGACAGTTAGTATTTTCAATAGAGGGACGATACGCAATACTAACACCTACCGCACCATCAAGATAGCAAGGATCGCTGATTACGTGAACGTCTTTAGCGCGCTTTGCAGCCTGCTTGAGATACTTATAAGCCTTCTTATCAAAACAAGACATTTTATTCCTTTGGTTTAAATTTCATGACTTCATCTAGTGAAATCGGCGTGTAATTAATGCATTCTACTGATACGTTGAAGTATCTTTCATCTGGACCGTCTGATTCCCTTAAATTCATTACCTTATTAGCATGAAGGTGACCATGTACGTTAAAGTTCCAACGTCCTAGACTAGTAGGGTGTACCGGAATATGAGTAATTACTACCCCCTTGAATTGATGCACTCCGCGTACATCGTCAAAGTATTGAAGATAGTCACTCATTTCTAGTAGATCATGGTTTCCCTTAATTAGAACCTTACGGCCATTCATCTGCCCTACCTTGTGAAGATGCTTCTTATGAAAGCAAACATCACCTACAAAGTAAACTCGGTCTTCTGGACGTACAACTGCGTTGTGACGATCAATCATTGCTTGGTCGCCCTCGTCCGCATTAGCGAACTGATGACGCATAAAACGACCGTCATCTAATGTAAACGTGTCGTAACACTTACTATGCTGGAAGTGATGGTCACTTGCGAAAAATATATTATAACTCATATCAATAATTCTCTGGAGGAAGAATACGGAATCGAACCGTTGCCGTTTTCACAACACAGCCGCTTTCCAAGCGGTGCCTATCACCATCAAGGGTAATCTTCCAGTTAATTGGCGGGCTATGGGAGAATCGAACTCCCGTAAATGGATAGACAATCCACCGTAATGACCTCTATACTAATAACCCATAAAGTCAGTATACTACTTTGCGGCATGAAACACTTATATACGTTACCCATAGCCTGTCGGGTCGAAGTCTCTTAGTTATCGTAGTATACTGACTTTATGGCCCTGCCCCTTGGGATCGAACCAAGTTCAACGGCTCTTCAGACCGCCGCTATGACCACATCAGCTAAAGCAGGAAAATGCAGGCGTTTCACCTGCCGGAGCGTTATTTCAGCTCATGTTTGGTAGGGGGTACTGGACTCGAACCAGTATCAGTCATCTTGTAAGGATGGCGGCTAACCTCTCACACCAACCCCCCAATTTCAGAATACGTATGCGTTGGTAATACGTGGCACTAGGTATCCACCAGCGAACTGCACATAGATAAACGCCTTACCAGGAGTAAGACCACTTAGACGTTGAGCTTCCTTAGCAGCGTCGTTCTTGGTTAGATGTACAACTGGCTTAGCTGCAAAGGATACATTACCAAGTTCGTCTACAGAGCCTACGATAAAGCCACGATTCTTAACATGATTAAGAAGGGCAGAGGCAGGGTCAACCTTAACTTGGTTAGCGTTTAGTGCGTTGTCGAATAGCCGTGCAAAAGAGTCGTTAGACATTATTTATTTCTTTCAATTAAAATGGTATATCATCAAACCAATCGTCTTGGTCCGAATATATGTTATATGATTCGTCTCTAATAGTTAATTCATAATGAGCCTGTTCACCATGAGCAGTCCCATCATAAAAATATACTGGTTTAAAACTTGTGTGTTGTGGTACACGCTTAGGCTTCATTAGTAGAAGCAATTCGTGTACACTAGGATAGAATTTAAGAGCAGTATTGGACATTAGCCAAGATATATACTCGGGCCTATCCTTTAGAATTTCTTCTACTGTATAACCTTGATGCCTACCGAATGGTAACGTATCGTCAAGACCAAGCTTATTCTTAATTTTATTGAATTGTATCGCCATTATTGGTAGTTCCTAGTGGATTCGAACCACTGCGTGGCGGCGTATGAAACCGCTGCATTGACCTGCTTTGCTAAGGAACCCTACTTATTGTAATAGTCGTAAGCCCTATCAGCTGTAATGCTTCTATAAGGATCTAAGTATAGCTGCGGGGTATCATAAACTTTTTTACCACATAGCGGACAATTATATACATGGTAACTACCATCACGCTGGCTGTGAATTTCCTCGACTTCTCTAATTTTATAGACAACTTTAGTACTACAACTATCGCAGGTAGCTACGTACTGTTTTTCCTCTGGGATAGTGCCTCGGAAGATAATGTCCATTACCTTGCCTCATTCCTAGCAATATCGTCCATGCCAGCGTAACCAACGTGCATATGCACAATATAATGCTTCATTTCTTTTATTCCTTTTTCAATCTATAAATAGATTATACAGATTGAAAACTGAACAATCAAGTTCAAATTTCCTATAGTGAGTACGTAGGGGGCTCGAACCCCTGACCTCAACCGCCGTCGCGCTCTGCCAACTGAGCTAACGTACTCTAGATGAATCAGTCTAATCCTTTGTGGGCCGAACACTCCTTCGACTGACTTCCTCGGCTCAGGTTATAGTTGTACTTCCTACAACCTCATCTAATTGGGGCGGGTAGAGAGAATCGAACTCTCGACTAGACGTTGGCAACGTCTGGTTTTACCATTAAACTATACACGCAATATTTCAACGGATACAAACCCGTATCTATCTACGGACCATACTAGATAAACAGTAGGTTTAGGTGTATGGTCCATCATTGGAAATGCGCCTGAGAATTGAACTCAGCTATTTGGTTTTGCAGACCAACTCCTAAGCCGACCGGACCGCGCATTATTGAATTGAAACCGGCATTGCAGAAGAAGTAGCATTAGAGTACTTCTTCCAATCTGTTTGGTTCACAGCTAGAACGCCGATAGCATGATCTTGACCGAATACGTATTGCTGTAGTTCGTCAAGTGTATTAACATTTATCATGTCGGTTACTGTATTGTCGCCCTGAGATAGAAGGAACTGCTTCCCTGCTTCAAGTTCAGACTTAGCGTACACCGTATCCATTAGCATAGAGCCATCAAAATTGGAGTATAGCGCTACTGCATACTTTTTCATTGGTATTTCTCGATAAATTAAAGAATTATTATAGACTGATTCAGCACTAGGATCAAGTGAGAATTTATTCTACTATTTTAATAGTAGAATAAACTACATTGAATCTGGCGGGTAGTGTAGGATTCGAACCCACGGGCCCTTTCGAACCGTCTGATTTCAAGTCAGGTGCCTTAAACCACTTGGCTAACTACCCTTGTGTTACGTTTACATTATAAAGGTTACCAGACACAATGCTACCATCTTTCCTTTCATTCACAATATAAACACCAACTCTAGGGTTCTTTAATAGAATACTATCAGGTGTGTGAGGCTCAAAATGTACTACTATACCGTCTACTAGATATTCCCATCCTGTAGTTAGATAGGTAATTGCCAGCGTATGTTTACCTGGCGAAACATCCATTAATAATTGTAGTCTGCATGGGGCATATAGGAATATGCCCAGCTTGTCAGGATGATACCAATTAAAGGCAATTTCTCTATAATCATTCTCATTATTAATGAGTGATACACCAACAAAAGAGCCCGGAATAGCGTCTACTTCAGCAGTCATACTAGCGGTTAAGTTCGCTGGTTCAAAACGCTCTTTACTGAGAAGCGCGAAACCCTCTGCGTATATACTACTGATATGTTTGAAATGATATTTATTACCACGATACTCTAGGGCCTTTTTAGTAATGGACTCCGCACCCGCTAGTACACCCCACTTACCTGCTATAAAATCTTTAGAGTATGAGTTTTGCTTATCAAGAGCTACGCCATTAGCTAAATCACAGTATAGCTGGGAATGATATACATGTCCAGCAATATCTAGAGGACGCGAGAAGTCCTCTTCAAACAGTATCGAGCTACCCTACCCCCCGAAAAGGAGGAAAATCAGGTACTACTGGTTTTGGAGCAGGAGCAGGAACTGGTCCGATAACAAATCCAGGATTTGGGGTTGGCTCTACTACGACTGGCGGAGCTACTACGACTGGCGGAGCTACTACGACTGGCGGAGCTACTACGACTGGCGGAG